TAATCAATAAGTGTTTTACATTCATTATTCTCTAGGTAATTCTTAATTATATCAATATACTTTACAAGGCTACGTCCATTGAACATACCCTTTGCTGACTTGTGCATCTCCTTATACTCTTCAAGAAGCTGAGAGTATCTAGGTGATGGAGAATACCGATTAAAAAATCTATTTGATTCAATCATAATAACCTTTAAATTGTGGACGTTTCTCTTGAGATTCTTTAATCTCCCATAGATCAGCTACCATAGTATCCTCTCCATGAAATGTTAAGACACCTTCAAGACCTTCATCGGAGAATATCTTTTCACAGTCTTGGGCCATAGCCAGTAATTCACCTGTAGTCCAGTATGTATTATTACCTACTGTTACCTGAAAGTACTTAGGTCTAGGTGTTTCACCACCTTCCAAGTCTCCTGTAGTCTCTGTCTTTTGTTCATTGGTAGGCTCTTCCATACAGCAATCAAAACCAAAGAGATGCACATCTCTGAAGCCCATTGTATGTAGCATACCAATGCTTCTCATGGCAGCACACGTACCACCAGTAATGAGAGTAGCACCCTTGGGTATGTTTAGCTCTTCCATTATCTTGACCTGCTGGTTCTTTATTGATTTACCTTGTTCATCTTCTTGTCTAAGGCCATCAGTAAAGGCGTGCCATCCCCATATCTCACACTTCTTCTTAATCAAGAACTCTGTAACAGAAGGGTCTGTCATGGATGCCAACATAAACTTGGTGCTTTTATCTATCTTCTTAAATAAATCCTTACGTATAATACCATGTGTACTCGTACCTGTAATTGGTCGAGGATCTAGGATAACACAACACCAAGGCTTGATACCATTCTTGAGAAGAGTAGGATAAGAGTGTTTAACACAGACTACTTTTGGATTACCCAAGTCTTTAATGGTTTGTTTTAATTGTTTGATATCAAGATAAGGACCAGCAGAAATAAGTATTGCTGACTCCTTATGAATAGGATGCTTATGTATCCACTTATCTTTATCAATAAGTTTCATGTTGGCTTTGATATTATCTTGTATATAATCCTGTGGTACACAATCTCTTGGGTGTACAACAATAGGAACTCTCTTTAATTCATCAGGACAGTCAACAAGTTTTTCATCATGAAGAATCAAACACAGATGAGTATGACCACCGCCAATGACAGTATCACCAGAAGGAAGAACGTATTTCCTAGTAGCAACAGTTTCATCGAACACGGTCCAACCATCTTCAGTAGTTTCTTCAGCATTAACTTTCTTTGTAGGTATCTTATCAAACGCATTTTTAACTCCATGATATTGTTCAGGTGGTATTTTTTCATCATCTTCTGTAAAGTAATGGTCCATGACTACTACTGGTATGTCTTTCAACATACTGTATTCATGTTTGACAGTCTTGAGACTATTACCACTACCAATCATAGCAAGGTCAACTTTATCATCTATACCGATAGAAGGGTCATCTACTCCAGTTCTGTATTTAAATCCTACATAATCACTATCCAATGTATCACGAACATTACCCTTAAATAATTCCCAAGTAAATTCTTTACCATCTCTTTCTTTTATTACATTGGCAAATTCTTCAAATCTTTTCTCAACGGCTGCTAATGTATTGTGTGGTTTAACATTGAACTCTTCTTCATCTGTCTCCATAGTCGCATCTTCAAACAGATCATAGCCTATGTAGTGTACTGACTTGTTGTTCTCCAATGCAGCCAAAGACATTTCAATAGCACGTCCACCATTCCATGTACCTGTCTCAAGAATAGTCTTTGGTTTATAGAGCCGTATGATATCAGCAAGCTGCTTGTATCTGTTGGGAAGTATATCAGGTGATACTTCTTCATCAGATAATTCAAACATACGATTGCCATCCATGTCACGCAGAGCTACATTAGTACTACCCTGCAGGTGAATAAACATATCACCAGCTATGGAGTTTTCATAGCTAACCTCATGTACTCTCATACCATGAGCCATGTAGATGGTCATCAACCTGTTCATGAGAAAACCATCATGCCATTCACGATAGTTAAAAAACTCCTTGGATATGTAGGCACCTCTTAGATCACCAAGCATATCCACTGGTGTTTGGCGTGACAGATTAAAACCCTGTAAGAAAAATTCATAGCCACCTTCTTCATTGGTCAAGGTTACTATGTCACACTTCTCTTGTTTCTCTGGTAGAAGTTTATCAAGGTCTACTGTTTTAATAAGCTTCTTGGACATTGTGTCTGCATCTATCCAGAACAACCAAGAGTTACCATTATTAAATGCAGTCTCTGTCAGAGCTATGACCTTTGGTACAAAGTTATAGGCATCTATTGCAGTATTGTATTGTACTGCTCCACCTTCTGTACCATCGTGCTTCTTGCAAATCTCTCTACAGGCTTTGAAGTCTTCTATCTCTTCAAGATTATGATAATGAATGTTCTTGGCTTTGGGTAAAGAATAATTCTTTATATCAATATCATAGTAATAACAATGAATATCAATAGAAGATTGCCAAGAACTACTCATAAGCTTGAGTAGCTGAGAAGTCATCTTCTGTAGATACTCCTCATTAAAACATGTTACAAATTTATATCTCATTTTTCCCATTCTAAAGGCTCTATCTTACCATGACCAGCAAGGTAAGTGTAATCTCCATTCCACTCTGCAGCATACATTCCATCAATAGCTCTGCCACATTTCCAATCTTTAAACCAAGGACCACCTGTTGTAAAGTGTACATTCTTGGCTTCAATATCTTCTGATGAATGATTATCTAACCAGTTCCATTCCTGATGTATTGTACCAATGTCACTATCTTTATCAGGCAACCATTCAAAACCATGTAGCCAACCACCTGTTTGTTTATTAACAATCTCTGGTGTTAGCTGTTTATTTAATTCATGACCACAGTTGAACAGCATAAGACTAGACCAGTTCTTTCTACGGTAGTTCTCTTGCTTGCGTCCATCCATCTTATAGCCATCTCCGGGCTGATAGTTATGCTTAACACAATACAATGGATAGTAATCATTGTTATACTCTTCAAACAGTTCATTGATATCTGTTCTGAGATACATATCACAGTCCATATATAATGCCCAACCTTCATACATGTTCATGGCTGGCACTAGAAAGCGAGTAAAACTAAACTCACTGGAAAAAGGTTTAGCATCAATTGTGTCAATCATTTGACCATTGACTGTGCTGTATGTTCTTGTATACATGCCCATGCGTCTTAGTACATCACGCTTTATAGGAACAATACGTACATTATCTACAGCTATTCTTTCTATAGTAAACTTTAAAACTTCATAGGCTACATCTTCATTTGGATCATAGCCTATGTAAACTGTGTTCGGGGATTTCTTCATCTATCTCTCTCTGATATCATTTCTTTTTGTATTTCGTTTACCCTTTGTTCCAAGGTATTAATTGTTGTATGAATATGTCCTGTATCATGAGGTTGTATTCTTTTCCTCAATACTTTTATTTCATGTAAGAGAAAGTTCATGTAGTTCATTTTACTTTCCAATGTATTTTGTTCTGTATCTAAATAAAGATCAGTCATTATAATACCTTTTTATATATTTGTCAAGTGTTTTTTAATCTATTTAAAACTTCATCTATTTCTGATTTAGTAAAAAGAGTCCAGCTTGCTATCTCTTCTTGGGTTCTTCCGCACCCCTTACATATCATATGCGTACTTCTATTTATAAGAGTACAGTCTGAAACACAAGGAGATTTTTCTAAAGCATACCTTCCCTTTCTAAGTTTCTCCAGTGTCAACATATGAACACTCATATTTCACAAGACCCTGCAACACAGGCTAACTCTTGAGATGCTGTAGTCATATCTATACTTTCCCAATCAGATAACTTACCCCAATCAACATTCTTAGGCATCTTATTTACCAGTTCTTTATATTCTTTCTCAGAACAGTCTTGATAGGGTGCCTGTTGATAGGTGTGTTCACTAAAGGGTAAGAAAGATACACCACTCATGTACTCAAAGTGTTTATATACCCACGCACCTACATCAATCCACTCATGTTCTTTAACAGAGATTGTTACAGATGGTTTATGTTCGCACCAATGCTTTTGATATATAAGCCATAGCTCTAGCTGTTGTATAGCTGACAGGTCTGTACGAAAGACTGCACCTTTCTCTACCTTCATGGGAAAAGAAAAGACAGATGTATGATCTGGTTTCATAACATCTTTCTCTACTGGAAAACCGCATTCAGCCATCATCTTTGTTAATGGATCTTTATTATCCCCTCGTACAGTACGTATGTAGAAAGGGTTATGCCTTGCATGAATACCAGAGGCGGCATCAGTAAGCTGACTAACAGTGCCTGATGGTTTGACACAAGTTACAGCCACTGACTGAGGAATACCAATCTTCTTTGCCCATTCTTTATTGGTAGCTACTGCAATCTCTTTTAGTTCTGCCAACAACTCTGGAAGTTTAGTACGGTTTAAATACTTACCGTTGGTGTGAGCGTTGTCCATTATACCTGTGAGAGAAACACCAAGGAGTCTTTCTTCTTCGCAGTTCTTCTTCCATGTCTTAGACACATACCTGAAATTGGTGAGTGTTGATTGCAAGGTTCCAAGAATAGCCGCCATTCGTACTTTATCTTTTAAAGTTTCAGGAGTATCTTCTGCTCTGACAACAACTTCAGACAGATTACAGAACTCACGATCTCTTAGTATAATCTCTGAGCATGGGTTAGTACCAAACTCCAAACCTTCTGTCTTTCTACGTCCATTCTTGGATGCCATCTTAACAGCCGACTCACGATTAAAGATGCCACGCTCACCAGACTTGGAATCATAGAGAGCTTTCCACTCATCCATGAAGATACCTATGTCTGGCTTCTCTGTGTAACAAGCAGAGTTGTTTGCCAATGCCCTTTGTGGATTAGCTTCCCACCACTGACCAGCCTTGGCATGACGCATACGGTCATCAGATAGATTAGAGAGGCTAATGAGTGCAGACCTACGCACACCACCGACTACAACGATCTCACCTATCTTACATACAATATCATGACACTCTATAGAGTTAAGCTTACGTCCTGCGGCTCCTTGAAATACCTGTACACAGAACTCAAACAAAGACTCCAATGGCTCTGGTCCTGATGCCCTTCCACCAAATGTTTTAAGAGGCGCACCTGCTGGACGTACCTTACTCATATCCCACTTAGGTATCTGCCCTACATAGAGCATACCAATGAGTTCCTTGAGTGCCTTTGCCCATCCCATCTTGCTATCAGGTACAGGTATAACAGAATCAGAAGAATGAAACTCCTCTGCTACTTCAGGTAACTTGGAAACAAACTGCCGTTCAACACTGAAGCCAACACCAGTGCCGTTCATAAGTATATATAAGATTTCATCAAAAGCTTGAACACGATCAATGGCAACATAAGAACAGTTGTACCCTGCTATGTTCTCTCGCTTGAGTGCATCACCAGCAGACATCAGACACCGCATGGAAGGCATTACCTTTAAAGATAATACAGCTTCTTCTAATTCTTTTATTGTACTAGCAGTCAGATTAAAATCATGTAAGTCTTTAACGTGTTCCTTAAAGAATGAGAAGTACCTTCCCACTGTTTCAGGCCAAGTCTCTCTTCTCTCTTCATCATAGAGCCAACGAGAGTATCTTGATAGATGTATAAATTCTTGGTAAAGTGTTGGTAAGTAGTTGTTTGGCATAGTTCCCCCTTATTTATAATATAGTTCTAGTATTAGTTCGGCATAGTGTATGGCTTTCTCAATATCTTTTTTACCCTCTCCCTTTGTTCTGTGTCTGGTGACATACTTAATTACATTACCCTCAAAGTAATCTAATTGATTAGCATGTATGTACTCGACGGGTTGTATCTTACAATCTTTGTAATGATCTCCTCCTATTTGTTTGTCCAGTGTGGCTTTGTTAGGTTCAATCACTACTTGTTCTCTATCTTCTTTCATTCTTCTCAAGATATAATTGTCTCTTGATTCACGAGTAAATTCATGATCACTTTGTAGGTCTGACATCTAACTATCATTAGCTCCTTTCCATATAAGATTTAATCTACTTCTGGCTTCATCTTTATCATCTGAATTAATAATGTAGTATGCAAACTCCCTAACCATTGAGGGTCTAAGACCAGCATTATCACAGATAAGTTCAAAGTCTTCACATGTTACACCTATTGATGCAAAGAACCAAGCCTTTGCTTGATTTCTTATAGATGTTATACTTGTCTTTTCATTTTCAACTTTAGGTTCAGTTGCATCAAGTAACGCTTGGTATATAACTGATAAGAATAGTACATTCTCTGGATTTTTAAAAGCTTTTGATTGTAGCTTTAGTATATTATCTAAATCTTGTAGGTTCATTCTCAAACTCTTGTACTGGTCTATAGAACTTACCACCTACATAATTATTATAATATGCTGGTTCATCTGTACCTTCCAAGGTAGATGATAAAACATTATATTTCATTTGATAGTACAGTTCATAGTATTTTAAACTTCTTTTATTTTTAAACTCTGCTATTATCTCAAACTTAAAATTTCTCTTACCTGTCTTCTTGATATCTTCCAATAGCAATTTAGAAGAACCCATATAGACAACCCAATTGGATTCTCTCTTGGTTGTCTTGGAGCTACCCTTCTTTCTCTTTACTTTATGCCAATACTGTTTACATCCCACATAAGCTTTACCTGTCTTCTTGTTTGTAATAAGATAGACAAACCCAAAATGACTGTTGGGATCAGGCTTCTTGTGATACTTCCAGTGCATACTTATATTGTTTCTGTTCGTAATTGGTTTTGTTTTAAACCATAACCCTCTCCATGTCCTAAATTAATTATATTTTTAGGATCAATTAATTCATCTTTAGTTGCCCATCCTCTAACAATAAAAGAAGGATATTCAGCGGTAACTAAAACAAAGGAATCAATATCTTTATATGGTGTATTTATTTTTGCAAGCAACATTCCTGTTGAATACTTAGTTGTTTTTACATCTATACGCATACCAGAGTGAGATAACAAATCAACTCCCCCCTGTCTTGCATATATAGTTAAATCTGGATAAACATTCAACCATTTAGCTGTTGCTAATTCACCACCTAATCCTAGAAGGTCTGTTTCTGCATTACTTTGAGGCCCAATTTTACCATTATTTACACCTGATGAACGTGCTACATTATAACGCATTTTAGCACCCTCAGAACAAAGCTTTTGCTCAAGGTCAGTTAAAGT